TTTTGTCCTTAAACAAAAAACACCTACCGAAGTAAGTGTCTTTTGCGCAAGTATATAGAAGAAAGAAATTAAGTAGTTTCAATGTTTGCGTCAGTACCGTTGTAAGCGAAAGCAGTAGCTAAATCAGCTTCATTGTTTACGTCAATAAAGTTGGCGGGGCTTACCTCCATGGCTTCAAAAGTCAAATTATAACCGTTGAAATCACCTAAAGCAGTTCCTGAAGAAACAGTTCCCGCAGTAACGTCCGCACCCTGTGTAAGTCCCATCAAAAAGAATTGGTCGGTCATTGTTCTAACAACTATTCTCGGTCTACCGTAAGCAAGTAGTTTTACGTTTTTATGCGTAGCAACGTCTTGCCTTTTTAATTGAATAGTAAGCGTTTGTTGAAAAAACGTAGTACCGTTATCTCTACTTGAATTAATTGTAGTTTCAAAGCTATTAGCACCTTTTAATTCGTATTTATAAAGGTTAATAACAGCAGCTGGTGGTTCCCACGAAGTAATTAAATCCGTGTCCGTTCCATCGTAAGTTAATCCACTATCGGAATTTAAGTCGTCGTAGTTAATAAAGTAAATCGCTTTCAATCCTGAAACCGAATCTTTACATTGTTCTATTCGACCGTTTGTTATATCACAACTCATTTTATTTAGTTTTTAAAGTTTAACAAAAAAAAAGGTGGTGTATATTGCACCACCCTTTATTATAGTTTATGTTTTTTAGTTAGCAGAGTTAACGATTCCGTAAGTAACTAAATCAGAAGCAAAACCGTACTTCGCATCTGCTGTAAATCGCATTACTACGCGTACATTTTGACTTCCGTCGATATCACTTAAATCAATAACTTTGCACTCATTCATCTCATTCATCAAACCAGTCGCAAAGAACAAGTTAGAAGTTTGAGAAAGTAAAGCAGTGTTTGAAGCAAGTCCGTTAGCTAAGAATATTTTAACACCGTCGAAATACAAGTCGTTTAATACTTGGTTTGTCCCTTTGTTATCGTAACCGTTAGCTCCTACACCCGAAGCAGCGAAACCACCTAAAGCACGTACATACGCTCTGTAAATGTTATTTGAAACATAAAGAGTTAAATCTTCTTTACCGTACAAAGCAGCTGGTAAAGCGTCAACGATTGAACCTAATTGAGCGATTACGTTAGTAGCGTCAACAGTAGTACCCGCAATTTCTTGAGCAGCTGGTAAAGCAGCATCAGTAGTTAATTGTGTCATGATACCAGCGAATTGTCCAGCAGTTGCGTTAACACCCCTCCAAATAGAAGTTTCCATTCCAGCAGCAACTTTTTCAGCAGCGTGTGCGATTAAGAAATCAGCAAATGATTTAGGCAAAACATCAAATGCAGAATATCCCATTTGAATAGCGTCCCAATCTTGTCTGAAATCACTTTTACACAATTGTAAGTTAACTTGAAAAGATTCAGGTTGAAGAATTTTTTCAGTTAAAGTTACTGTTGAAGTAGGATCGAAATCGCACGTCGCATTTTTGATAATGTCATCAGTAGCAACTCTTTTAATTACTTGTTTGTACTTCACGTTAGGCATGATAGTAATACCGCCTTTTTCCAAAGTTGGTGCGCTTAACATTTGAGTAGTTGATAGGTTAATTTTTTCCATTTTTATTTAGTTTTTTATTTTATTTATACTACGGTTAAAGTAATTGCACCAGCAGAAGTACCAAGTCCAAAAACATACCAGTTAGTTCCGTCACCTACTAATTCTACGAAGTCTCCGATTGTATCAGCAGAGGCAGAAAAAGTAATTGTGTTTTCATCAGCCCCCGGTACGTTTGTACTATTTACGATAACACCGCCTTGAATTTTGTTTGTAGCCGCTTTAATAGTCCAAGCAGTTGTTGCGAATAACGCACCTACTACAAATTTGTAAGCTTGTCCAGCTCCATCGGCAACCGCTGGTAGTGTAACTTGCGCTCCAGCAGCAGCGTTTAAGATAAATACTTTACCGCTATCTTCAGCAGTTAAAGTTGTTGCACCTGTCAATGTTTCAATTACACCTACTTGACGTAAAGAATCATTTGAGATACTTGTTAATGTTGTACTCATTTTTTATTGTTTTTTAAATTATTACTTATTTAGTTTGTTTAAAACTGAATCCATTATTGTGCGTGGTCTTTTAGACGCAAATTTTATAGACTCAACTTTGTTTTCGTTTTCAGGGTTAAAAGAAATTGGTTTAACTTTTTCGTCTATTGATAGTTCAACTTCTTTAACCTCGTTCAATTTGCTTAATTCAGCTTTTAACGTTTCATTCTCTTTTTTCAACGCTTCAATTTCAGAAAAGAAACTTTCTTTAATTGTGCTTTCAACAACTTTTTTAGGAGCGCTTTTAGCCGTTTCCATTTCTTGTTCTTTTTTAGCTTCTTCTTCGATAGGCTCTTCAACTTCTACTTCTTCCTCTTCCTCTTCTTTTTCTTTTACTTCAGAAATAATTCCTTCTTCAACAACGATCAACATACGCCCGTCCTCCATTTCGTATTCTCCTACTGGCACGGGTATTTTTTGTTCGTCTTCCGTTACTACGAAAATTTCGTTACCAGCTTCAAACATATCAGCTTCAAGAACTGTTACGCCATCCATTAGTTTCATTTGTTCAAGTTTTACTTCCATTCCGAGTAAAGTTTTGATTTGATTGATTAGGCTATTTTTCATTTTTGTTTATATTAAATTTATGCTTTATTTAAAAAGTCTATATATATTTTATCTACACTATTTATTTCAGCAATACGAGATTTAGCGTTTTTATAGGCTGGGCTATCATTAATATCAATACCTAATTCTTTTGCTTTATTTTGTGATGTCTGAATTAATTTTTCTGAAGCAGTCAAATATTTAGCAAATTTTGATCTTTCTTCTTTTGCGTATGCAATTAATTGGTTATTTATAGAATAAAATTTATTAACCCCTTGTCTTAATGCTTCGCCTTGGTTATTTAAAGAATTTAATTCATCTAATAAACCTAATTCAACTTCGTGCGAAGCCAATTGTGTTTCTTCTTTGAATAGTTTTCCGAAAACTGTTTTTAGTGTATTCATAACTTATTAACTTTTAAAATTTTTACTTGTTCCTTTTTTAGCCGTTTTGCCGTACTATCGTGCGTACTCCGTTGTTATCTGTTACCGTTACATTTTGAGGCGTTACGCTGGCTGTTTTGCCTATTCCTTGCGCTTCTAAACTACCGTCGCAGCAATCTTTGTGATATTTTCCGTCTTTACATAGGCACCCACGTTTACCACCACGCGGACTTACTTTACTTGCTGTTCTCATTTATTTACAATATTGATTTTAATTTATCGTTTATGAATACTAATTCATCAAAATCATTTTGAATATCATTTTTTAAAAATTCAAAGTCTTTTATTTCATCGGTTAAACCTAAAGATTTTAAGCCTATAATAGTTTTTTGTATTTTTTCGTTGTATGTTCCAACTTTCATATTCTATTTATTATCAATTTGTTCTAACTTTCTTTGCGCCCACTCAATACCAGCGTCACCACCCCAAGCAAGCCACATTAAACGACCGCAGCCGTCCCCTAATTCCTTTTGTGAATTTTCCTTGTGACGTGCAAATGAAGCCATACGTGAAATAGTTTCTCTACTTATGTTTTCGCCATTAGCAAGTTGATTAGCGCGTGCTTTTCCTACAGGCGTACCGCAGTCACCCCAACCGTTTTCTTCAGCGTAGCGTAATGCTATCTTTGCGTTTTCGCTTGCCTCTTTCGGATAGTCGTTATACGTTTCTAATTTAGTGTCGAGTATTTCTTTTAGGAATGCTATTATTTCGTCTTCTTCGTTTTGTTGTAAACTCATTTCGTACTTGTCTACAAAGTGACCTTCAATACTAAATCCTTTTACTTCGCCGTCTTTTACCTTTTTCCAAACATCGTCGTTGTTTACTTTCATTGAAATCATCCAAGTTCCCTTTGGTAAATTAAAGTTATATAATCGGCTTTTGTCCGTCTTTTCGTCTTCAATTATCCAGCTTTCAACAACACTCATACCGTCTAACATTTTGCGTTCGTGTTCGTAGGTAGCGTTGTTTTGATTTGAGCGCATCAAAAACAATTCACTTGCTTTTCGTACCGTGTCCTCACTAAAGTAAATGTAAAATTCTTTGTCCTTGTTTCTACGGTAAATTTGTTTATTAGGCACTAAAGCCGCACCCATCAAAATACGTTTTTCCGCATCTACTTCTTTTAGTTCAACTTCGTGCTTTTTTAACGCTATAAAGTTTTCTTCAATCGCTGGACTTTCAACAACTGAAACCGCATTAATACCAGCCTCTAATTTTGTTTCGTCTATTAGTAGTTCTATTATTTCAACTTTTGCCATAACTATTAAACTTATAATGTTGCGTTTTGTACTCTATTTCGGTCTAAGGCTTGTGCGCTTGTTACCTCACCACTAACAACGTAAGCTTGTGTCGGCGTTTGTTGTAATTGCGCTAACTGGTTTATACCGCTTGAACCTATTGTGTTAAAATTAGCAGTCATAGGAGCAGCTCCAGTAGGTGCGTTTGAACCACCAGCGCCACCGCTTGAACTACTTGAATTAAATTGCTGTGAAGCTATCTTTTTAACGTTTACTAAACCAGCTGTAATTGCCGCTGCCATAGCGATATAATTAAACGGGGGAGGTGAACTTGCCAAAGCCATATTTGCAGCCTTATAAGTGTCTACTACTGCCGTTGCTATGTTAACCGCCTTTTGAACTTGAAATGCTTTCTTTTGTTGTTTAACACTTTTACCAGCAAATAATTCAGCAAGGTTTGAAACAATTTGTAAAGAATCTTCAACTGATTTTACTCTATATTCGTTTAATTGCTTAATGCGTTCTTTTTCCTTTTTGTCTTTTTCTTTTTGTTTTTCTTCTTCTTCTTTGCGGTATTTTTCATTTATAGCAGCATAATCTTTATTAAATTTATCGGTAATTGCTTTTTCTATTTCCGCGTTACCGTTTGCGGCTGCTATCTTTTCATCAAACGCTAATTGTAAATCTAATAGTTCTTGTTCACGTTGTGAGTTACGCGCCTTTTGTAATTCTAACCATGCAGCATCTTCAGCTTTTATTTGTTCTTGCAACTTTAAATTTTGTGCGTCTTTTTCTATTTTGTCGTATTTGTCGTTAATTGCCTTGTCATCCAAACGTTTGCTTTCAATAGCTTGTGCAGTTAGTTTGTCGTAATCTTCTTTTTTAAGTTTACCCTCTTTAAAGTTTTTATCAGTTTCTTGTTGTTCGTATTTGTACTTAATTCTTAAAGCGTCTAATTCTTTAGCACGTCCTTCTTCCATCAAACGGTTTTTTTCTTCTTCCATTTGACGTGTAATGTCTATTTGTTCTTGTGCTGCGCCTTTTTCCGTATTTACACGGTCTTGCGCTCCTTGTTGATCGCCTTGTTTTATTTGTAATTGCAGTCCATCCCTATCAGACTTCATTTGTGCAAGTCCTTTGTTTGCTTCTTTTATTGTTGCTTCAGATTCAGCTTTTACCGCTTCTGGGTCAAATAATAAACCCGATAAAAAATCCGCGCCCGTTGTAGTTAAATCTGTTAATAAGCCATTAATGTAAGGGATTTGTATAGAAGTAATACCTAATACTTCAGCAACTGAATTAGCAGCCAATATAACAGCATCTAAAGGCAAAGCTAACGCCCTTATTAGAGCTACAGAACCCTCTAACCCAAGTCGAATAAGGCTTTTAGCAAATTCTTGATTACGTTCTGCGGCTGCTATTTCAAGTTTAGCCGTTTTTTCTAATCCTTTTATACGCACCTCTTCATCAGCTATTTGAGCATTTAATTTATTTAGCCTTATTTGTAAAATTTCCTTTTCGCTTTTACCTTGTAAGCGTAGTGAATTTTCTTGTAACAAAGCGTTTTCGTAAATTTCTTTAGAAGCAGTTGCCTGTTTGTCTACGTCTTTATTTAGTTTCTTTTGTTCGTCTGAAACACCACTTACAGCCGCTTTAATATCGTCCCAATATGCGACAACAGTACCCAAAGCAACTACAAATAAACCGATTCCAGTCGCAGCTAAACCGCTTCTAATTCCTTTTAAAGCATTTCCAGCAACTATTCCTAATTGTTTAAAAGAATCTCGGGCCTCCATTAAACCATTTATACCTTGTGTTAAAGCCATTACGCTTTGTACTTTCAATAGTGCTTCTTCTACTTTCTCACTTTCAACACCTAATAAAGCCATCCCACCAGTAAAGGCTTGGAATCCATTCATTACGCCATTTACCGCACCCTCAACCGCTTTAAATTTAGCATCAGGATTGAACGCTTCTACTAAGTCTTTTGAGAATGCTATTTGGTCTTTTAATTCGGCAGCAGCCTTTGCTGCTTTTACGGCTTGTTCTGAAGTTTCACCATATTGCGCACTTACCTTTTGAAGTTCTTGTACGGCTTCTCTATATTGCGCTTTTAGACTTTTACTATTGTCTTGTATTTCTAATTCAATCGTTCTTTTTTCAGCCATTGTTTACGCTTTTCTTGTTTATAAATCTTTTTAATATTTCCCGTTAGTTCGTGTTTTCCTTTCGCCACGTCTACAATTTCACTTACTCCGAAGAAATCGTCAGCTTTTAATAGTTCTAAAATTAATTGTATCATTGTTGTAATATTGTAATTTGATTTGCCACTTGTTGCCCGTTGCTTAAAGTATAAGTAACCGTTAAAATTATAACTTGCGTTGCGGAATTTTCCGTTATTAAGTTTTGAAATTCTTCAGTAATTAAGCTATTTGAATTTTCGGCTAAAATGTTTGAAGGAGTATTCGTGTTTTCAGGAATACAAACTACTATTGTTTGACTACTTGTTATTGTGCTTGGCGTAATTGTAACGCCGCCAAAAGTTGTTGTAATAGTAGCACTTACCGCACCGTTAACAAACGTAATAGGAACGTTTAAACATTGTGCGTCAAAACTTGGTACTAACGGTTTACCACTTGTAATTGGTCGAAAGTCTAAATACAAACTGAAATCAACTTGACCAGTACTTAAGTTGCTTTTCATTTCGTTTATTATATAGCGTTTATCTCTTATAACAAGACGATCGTTTAATTTCAAGTTTGTAAGTAAATAAACGGGTAAATTCGTCTTTACGTGAACTAATCTATTCTTAAGGTTGAACAAATTAATTAAATACGAAAAATAATATTCAGCGAATAAGCCTTGTTGAATTGTTTCTAAATGAATTATAGAATTATCAGCGCCGAAATTTAAACTATATTTCGTGTTTTGATAGGTAAGGTCTTGACCAAATAAAGCGAACGTATCAATGTTTAAATGCGTTGCTCCAGTATAGAATTTAATGTCATGCGGCAACGGGTCACTTTCACCGTACAAATAAAGTAATATAGGCTTCGGCGTGTACGCTTGAAAATTCTCGTTTAACGTATAACCGAAAATAGCGTAGTTACCTGAATTATCTATTGACCTTTGAAATAATAAATTTTCAAAAGGAACTTCAATTGTGTATTCGTCGCCGTCGTAATTGTATTGGTATTCTAAATCCCCGTATTGTTGGTTATATGTTTTAAAGTAATTCTTGTTTGCAAAGGACTCACTTTGTTGATATTTGAAAGCTATTTTTTTATACAACTTAATTCGTTCAATATCAATAGAATCTACATCCGTGTATTGTGTAATATCTACAATTGCACCTTGTCCGTACCAATCTTCTAAAGGTAATATTTCAAAAGTGTTTACGTCAGTAGCTACGCACGTACAATTGAACTCTTTTAACACCCCCGAAAAAAAATCACTAACTTTTATATCGGGTAAAACGTTGTTTATATTTACGTTACCTGAAAGCGAAGTTGTAACCGTACTCATTTGAGCGTAATTAATAACACCGTTATTTCCGTTTATTTGGTAGATAATATTCATATCTACGTCCATTATTGCATCAGCACGTAATTGAAAAGTTACGTCCGTGTCTAAGCCACTTGTATTTATGAAAGTAACATTTCCGAAAACTCCCGTCGTAGTACCTTGAACTGTTTGATAATAATTACCGTCTTGAAAAATATCAATGTACCATGTACCCGCAACCGATTGACTTAAAATATCAAAGCTTATAATATGCGCATAAACTCCAGAAAGTTCTTCAATGTTTATTTTGCTTCCGTATATATCTACGTAATTCGCTGGGTTCGGTAAACTCGGATCAACTACCGTTGCCGTTATTTGGTCAATATCAATATTACTTGCTTCGCTTATCCAAGTGTATTCCGTTGTATTTTTGCCGTATAAAAAAACTTGGTTAAACCTTGTATCACTTAAAAACGTTCCCGTAAAAGTAACGCCGTAATCATTTGCAATAGCTTGAAATAACCTACTTATTTTTATAGCTGGAAATAATTCATCGTAATGTATTGCGTGAGCATTGTTTGTTACGTCTTCAGTACCGTGGTGGTATTGCCATAATCTGCTACTTGCAATTAAAGGATAGCGAACATCGTAATTAGTTGTTAAATCCGTTATACGGTGGTAAATTTCATTCGCAGTAAATTCAAATTCGTATGCGCTTAAATCTAATAAATTTAATTTATCTTCACCAAATAAATCTTTGAGCGTTCGTATTTCGCCGTAAAAAGTAATCTGATAATTTTCTGCATGACCGTTTTTTATATTCGCCTTTTCAATCTGAATTTTACCACGCCTGAAAGTAGTTAAGTCAATTTCTATTACCGCGTTTCTTCTTATGTTATGGTCAAATAACGTAGTAGGGTCTAAAGGATCACCTATATCACTTTGATAAAAGTGTTTAAAAATTTCATTGTTAACGGTTGAAGCTGGTACGGTAAAGCTTTGCGAAAAGTCCGTAAATACTTTTGAAATATCGTTAATGTTTTGAACGCTCGAAGTAACATTAATTTGTTCGTCTTCAAATAGTTCAATCTTAAGTCCTTCAATATAAACTTGTACTTGCCTCATATAACATTATTTATTGCATTGAAAGCAAAGTCAAACTCTAAAGAATAGTTAATCATTTTTTGGTTTATATTCTTGAACAGCTCCGTTGACTTCGTGTTAATCTTAACAGGTAAACTGTTTATTAATATTCTTTCGCTTGTCATTAGCTGCTCCAACAAATCGTTGTAGCTTTCAGTTACCCAGTCCGTATTTACTTTAATACTTCTTTTCGCAGTTGTATTAAATACTTTGCGTTGACCTTCTAAAGTATTATAATTCGGGAACGTGCTTTGCATTAAATTGTATTCCGTGTTTTCAACGCTAAATGTATCGTTAGACGCTGCGAAAAACCAAGTACGCTGCCAACACCCATATTTATTTACAAAGTCGCACAAAACGGCTGTATATCTACAAAGCTCGAACGGTTTGAAATAACCAGTCCAGACAGTAACATCACTACCTAAAATATTAATTATTATTTCTAATTTATTTCCACCAGCATAATAATTTTGATAAACGGTGGGAACGTCTAAAATAGAATTGTTTGTTAAGTTTTGTGTGAATGTAGCAGCCGTTGCCAAGTTAGTATATTTCGCTTTGTAGCTTGTCGCAGTTTTAACCATTATATGACCAGCCCTTCTACTTGAATTTGTACTTGGGTTCGTGCCATCGTAGTAATAGAAAAACGTCCCTTCGTCGTGTAATATGTCGTAGGTCGGTGTGTAATTATATCCTTGTTCATACCAACCAAAACCGTCGTAAGCAACGTAGGAATTTGTACTAAGTAGCGTGTAAACACCAGCGTCTAATTTGTACCTTTTTAATTGAACGTTACACCATTGAGTTGTGTCAGTTGCGGCAAAAGTATTATAAACTTCTTGTCTTGTATTCCACGTAATGTACTCACGAATATACGGTGAAATATTGTAATACGTCTTTACGTTGTTTGAAGCTGGTATTAATTTACTCAAAGTGTAAGTTGGCGAAGCTGGTGCGCTCCCCGTACCGTTCCAAATAAATACCTCTAATTTAGAACCGTCTTGTCCCGTTTCGGATATTTCTACTATATAAGGTGAACGTGCAAAAATACTCATTTTATATTCTTTAAATTTTGGTCTAATATTTCATTTAAAAGCTGTTCGGCATCCAAACCGTATTTATCTATTAACGTATCTGGTAAAGTTTTGTAGGCGGCTTCAAATGGCTTGGTAAAAAATAGGCTTGGTTTTATTCCTTTGAAATAAATACTTCGTGCAATTAAGAATTGAATACTTTTTTTAAACCCCGCAGCAGAAACAGAACGTGCGGCAAATTTACCGTTGTTACGTGGTGCAATACCTTTACGAACTATCCATTTATCAAGTTTACTTGGTGGCGGCATTTTATCCTTGTACGAATAAGGCGAACCGTGTTTTACTCGTTTACCGTCAACCCCTTTATCCTGAAAGTTACCGTACGGCTCCATCTCGAAATAAATACCTATTGAATTAGGCATTTCCTTTACTTCGCCTTTTATTGAATTGGATAATTTACCGCTGGTATCTTTACCCATCTTTTGTAAATTGGCTTTCGCTTCAGCTACTACCAAATCACGAAACTTTTGTAACGCTTTTAATCTTTCACTCATTAACAAACAGTCATTTCATTAGGAACTAAAATATCAAAAGTCATAGTCCAACCCGCTAAATAATTCTCGAACCTTTCAGCGAAGGCTTCTAAGGTTGGATTACCGTCCACTTGAAAAGCATCCGTAAATAAGTCACCACGTCGAAGCTCTTCATACAACCTATTCAATACTGAAAGCATAGTGTTGAGTACGTAAATTTCATTATCGTTACCGTCGAATATATTTGTGTCTTCGTCTTTTGACTTGTTGACAATATCCATTGCCATTAAACTCACGTTAAAACGAATTATATTACTTTCAAAAGTTGCGCTGTTTACTATAATATGAACTAAAGGAAATATTGTTTGCTTTGCTAAATCGACCGCAAATATATCACCTTGAGTAACCGTGTTTACAAATGGATCGTTTTCTAAGTTGGTTTTTAACGTATCTAAAACAGTGTAATAATTAGCCATGCCTTTGTATTTTTTTTATTTCTCGTTCTTCTATTTCTCGTTTTTGTCTTTCGTAAGTGAGGTAGGTAAGACACTTTCTAACCCCCAGTCGGGTAACTTCATCAAACTTTGTAATGTCTCCTTGAGAAAGCGCATAGATTGAATTGTACCATCCCCATCGTTTATTAAATTGCGTTCTTTCGCTAAAGTCATTATCTCCGGATTCTTCTTTATCTCCGTCTCCAAAGAGGTAAGCGTATGTTGAACTAAGTCGCTTCCTAAAGTCGAAAAAAAAACCGTTGCACCTAAAACAACATTCAACGGTGCGTACTTCATAACATCACTAAATTCGTCCGTTCCTTTGTACTCAAATATTTCGTATCGGTCTTTTACTTTTTTTGTGATAGGTCGGTACATTACCGCCATTGCTTTGTGAAAAGTTTCTACGTTTGATATATTACTTTCTAAATC